CCATGTTTGGCTCCATGTTTGGCTCCATGTTTGGCTCCACCTTTTTTAAAGGTGCAACAACTAACTTACACGACAACAACGACATTAAACCTCCTAATATTATCACTGATGAGACACATAATGATGTTCCACCTTTAAAAAAGGTGGAGCCAAATACTCGTGCAAGCTTGCACATTTATTATCATAACCTGTTGGAACCATGATAATAAAAAACCACAATAACCACATTATTCATTGCAAATTTGTCTCTTATAGCCCATTAGATGTTGAAATAATAGAGTTTTTAATCATTCGCTCGGTCACCCATTTGGTGTATTTAATCCGCATTCCATTGGCAAAACTTGCAGATTCTCGCATGTTCTTGATAAAATTTGTATAATCGTAAGGGGCCAGTTTTTCAAGAGAAATACCCAGTTCTGTGTCAACGTATTCCTGAAAAGACTTCCACTCATAAAGCCCCACAGCATCAGCCCCAGATAATCTAATATCACTAAAATCCTTGAGATATTTTTCCGCGCGGACATACAAGATCAAATATTGTTTCATGTCCCTGTGCAAATTATCAAACACCTTATTGCAAACAGAAATATCATTGATAATAAAGGCAAATCTTTCGTCAAATGCAACGCCACTTTCCAAACAATCCTGATAGCAAATGTCGTTTATTTCTTTGCGAAACTTAAGACAGATAATATTGAATAGCTCCTTCATCTGGAAGATTCCAAGTCCATCGCAAATAGACTCATTTGGAAATAGCTCGTGACTGTCCATGCTGATAATTGTAATTGTACATATATGATAATATTTAAGTTCAATTTTAAATTAAATATTATTATACACTACAATGGACTTTTGCAAATACAAGGACGCTCTGGGCAAACCTGGAACTGGATTTCATTCATTCCGCATTGGAGGCATATCCGTAGGAGATACATTAGTAGTTTTTTTACTCTGCATTATTATCTCATACATTTTTAACTATTCGCTGTTAATAACTACCATTGGGATCTTTCTGCTTGGTATAATAGTTCATCGGTTTTTCTGCGTTAGAACAACTGTTGATAAATTATTATTTCCAAACGCCGAAGCTGCTTGATTGATGATGCAATGGTATTAATGCCGCATCATTATTTGCAACCGTTTTTATTTCCTTTCCACTCTTTGTCTCAGTACTATTATCAATATTATCTGCAATTTGATTGGCAACATTTGCAGAGATAATATCTTTAATAACCGTTGTATTTACAGAAACATCAGGTGCGCCAGACTTTATCAAATTTTTAACATTGGAATACCTTACTGTCATATTATACCGTAAATTATCAATGTCATATATATCAAGTATTTTTGTCACTACTGGACTCCTCTCAATGTCCTTGTTTTCCATCTCAACAATTTTTATACCAGTCTCTTTAACAAATTGATAATAATGCGTTGAGTTTGATAATAATAGATCTGCATTCTTCTTAAAATAAAAACTCTCATATGCCTTATACTTCTTGATAAAATCACTTAGACCGCTATTTGTACCCTTATCTGATTGCTTCATGTCGCCAGTAATTACCATCTTACTTTTATCACCAATTCTAGTAGTCAACATTAACATTTGATTTGGTGAACTATTTTGCATCTCATCCGCGATAATAAATGCATTTTTAAACGTGCGACCTCTCATATAAGCAAGAGGAGAGATCTCAATAATATTATTTTTGACAAGCATATCAATGTCTTTTTGAGGAAATGATTCTAAAAAAATATCAAACATTGGTCTTGTCCAAGGATCCATCTTCTTGACAAGCGTTCCAGGAAGAAAACCAATATCTTCCTCCACTGGAACAACGGGTCTAGTGATAACTATTTTATCTATAGCTCCACTTTTTAAGTCACTTATGGCCTTACTACAGGCAAACATAGTCTTTCCAGTTCCAGCTGGCCCAGTCACAAACAACACCTTAACATTATTATCATTTAACAATTTAACATACTCTTCTTGGTTCTTTCCTCTAGGTTTGTATGGCATATCATACAAGAGCGTTCTATCCTTTCTCATATGAATAAATCTGCGCAAATTAGTATTAACACCAACATTCTTAAATGATGCAGATGTGTGACTCAAAAGAACCAAAGACGAAAGAAAAAACTTAAAAAGCAACATATAGACTATTATACTATATATATTTTTTTGTTTAAACCATTTGATAAAATATTATCAGTGTCAACAATCTACTTTTTATTACTCATGTCTCTCCACGTAAAGAACACAGCTGCAATTTTTAAAACAAGCGATGCAGTCAAGTAATTGTATACTGGCTTTGAACAAGTAGAATTGTCAATCTCATGCCAAAATATAATACTACCAACAATTATCCACGCCGTAGAGAATAGCATCGTTAATATCTTGAGAATGTGCGCAAGCAAAATTATACAATCATTGTCATTGGTTTTCTTAGAGTTAAGATCTTGCTTTTTAGAAATGAAAATTGCGAGAACAATAAAACCTAGAAAGGAAACCCCACAATATCCACTTATCATCAAGAACTGGTACATGTCAAGATTAAGCTTTTTAGTAGAATTATGCAGACACGTGTCGTCAGTGTATGCGTAATACAAATCGCAAATAACAAAGGGAGATCCAAATGCCAAAACAAGCAAAGATATTAATAGTTTGACACACAAAGATCCCGCCGTTGAAACTGGCACACTATCGCTTCTATTTCGGTATATCTTTGTCATGTCCAGATCTTGATCTGGTATTCCAACCAACTTTGATGTAATGTTTCCAGATTCAACATCTTGATTTCCCAACGTCACAACTCCTGCTTCAGTCATCATTCTCCACATACAGTTATTAAAAAATATTAATATGATAATTTGCATGTCAATTTTTTTAGTAATCTAAAAAAATTATCACGTATCTTCCGCTTCACACTGATTTTCAACCTTGTGTTTGACTCGTTTAATTTGAAAAAATCGTTTGTATTTTTTAATACCATCTTTTGTGTATCCATCACTTTTTCTAATTGGCTCTAATGTAAACCCATAAACAGTAAGGATCTGCCTCACAAGATTTAACAATGGCCATTTCTGGGTCTTTTCTGCATCCTTGTGCAAGCTCGTTAAATAAGAAGAACTAAACAATTCTTTTAATGCAGGGATATAATTTTTCACAGATAAGTATTTCAACTCATCCAAGAAAAATTCGCGTGGTAAAAAAATATCAGCAAGATCGTCCATATTATCAAAGTTAATTCCAATATCATTCAATATCTTCTTAGGTATATCGTCCATAATAATCGCAAGGATTTTTTTCCTAGATTTATACCTCAAATTCTGGTATACTATAAGCTTCCCCAGTCTTGATATACTTTGCAATAATCTTTGGATTCGTCTTATTCATTAAGATGTCTTCCGCCTGATAAACGTTAAAGGTCTTGTCAATGTAATAAATAATACCCTGAATGTCTTGAGCCCAAACCTCCAGCTTTTGAGTAGTTGGTGCTGGAGTATCCTCCGAATCCATAACACCATGAGGCGTTCCCTTAAGATGCGTCCCACAAAATTCCTCACCCTCCTTCCTACGCCTAGTGCACTGCTCATTACTTGCCCTCTTTGCGCAGCAACGATCAAAGAAAGGCACCGCATTCTTGACTCTCTTGCGCTTCATAAAGTCCTCTTTCGCCAAATTGAGACGTTCATAGTCGTAAATGTACTGCAAAAGCTGGTTTCCCTGTTCACTGCCAAGAAGACCACACCCCGTAGCCTTGTCCTTAATATTATTCTTAAATCCCGTCATATACTCATCAATCTTCTTGCTCAAACGGCGCTCCATGGTTCTTGCGTGGTGTATAATAATTAGGCGAATTAACTCTAGTTCAATTTTTTTATTATAGTTTAAAAGGACTTAAAGACCCTCGCATAGTTGTGTTTGCCGCGGATATAATAAATAGTGAAATGGACTTAAAGAACTTCCTCGCCCTTCTTTTTCCTTGGCTTATAAACACGCTTCTTCTTTGGTGTTTGAGCTGCTTCATCTGTATTTGTTACTGATTGCGAGCTTCCTGTTGCTGATGTAACTGTTGAAGTATCGTCTTCTTCCTTTTTCTCTTCTTTGTTTGACTCTTCTACAGGGGGTTCTATCACTACCTGTTCTTCCTTTGCTTCTTCTTCTATTTCTATAATTATCTCTGCTTTTGTTGATTCTTCTACAATGGGTTCATCTTTTTCTTCAACTACCTGCTCTTGCTCTTCTACAATCTCAGGATCTATCGTCTCTGTTATTCTCAACTCAAGAATATTTTCTAATTCCTTATGCATTATCTCGCGATTTTTAACATCTGTTAGAGTTGCTTCAACAATAACAACACGCTTCTCCTCTTTAAAATCATTATCACACATATTCTCCTGTGAATTAAAAAGACTTTCTACATAGGATGAATGCATCTTAATGTTTACCGCCTCATTTTTTATTACCTGTTCTTCCTCTAGATCATTACTTATTTCACTATATGTATCATATTTTACAGAATGCAAGCTGTTATTATCATCAAAACTATTAGTTCTTATACTTGTTGCATTTGTTGGACTAGGGGCAACAGTATTATCATTATTATCATTAATGCTATTTTTCAACTCTTTTAACAACTCGTGATCAATATCTTCATTAGCAAAATCCTTAAGCATTGATTTGCGCTTTTCTTTTGAAGCCTGAGCATTATCTTCAAACTGAATATCGTGTGTAACTTGACTAAACATTAATTGTACCTTTGTTGAAAAACGCTTTAAATACTTTGAATGCAGCTTGTGAAAAAACTCTATATATGTAATAAAAAGAACCAAATTTTCCCTTAAAACTGTTGTATGGTAGTTAAATGTGTGAACATAATTATCAATGTTTAACCCAGTTCTGTTTTTATCTTGTAATACTCGCAAATCGTGTTCCTTATTTATAAGAACACTATTAATTGACCCCAAAAGAATCAAAATATTCTCATGAATATCCTGTGTTACAATATAATCATATTCTTTGTAAGGCTCCAAATCCTTGTAAACGGGATAATTATTCTCTATGTGCACAAGTTCCAGGATCTTCCTGTCTGTTATATTGTCTTTTATATATTTTTGCACAATCTTGTATAATTTGTAATATTCACAATAAATGCGGTTCATTATTCCTGCATTTAAACGTTTCATGTCATCAAATTCAATATCTATTAGCTTGCTTTGAAAATGAAACGAATCTAAGCCAAATACAAACAAATTATCTTTATTATTTTTGATAAAATCAGAATAAATATCCTTTAATTTTTCAGTTTTTATTTTTAGCGTTTCAAAAATCTTTGTTATTCCATCGCGCATATCAGTTATGTTATTGAACTCTTCCTTCAAATCATTCAATCTATGATCCATACTATTTTGATAAGATATTATTTTTTTCAACAATAATTAAAATATAGTTGGTTTTTAAAGTATCTTTTTATATTATGGACGAGTTAGAAGACATTGCATTGCTTGATGACACAACAGATAAAAATACTGGAAAAAGCGGTGTTGAATGGACAGAAGAACACGAAAAAATACTTGTTGAATGGGCCGACAAAGCTATGTGCTATCGTTGGCTACATTCTCGTGCAAATGCAATGTATGCTTCATTAAATGCATGGTACACTATTCCTGTTATTGTTATATCAACCTTGACTGGAACTGCAAACTTTGCGCAAAACAGAGTGCCAATTGATTATCAAAATTATTTTGCAATGATTGTTGGAGGTTTCAATATTTTAGCAGGTATTATTACGACAATTCAACAATTCTTAAAAATTACACAATTGAACGAATCTCACCGAGTTAGCAGTATTGCCTGGGATAAATTTTATCGCAATGTTAAAACCGAAATTGCAAAACACCCATATGAAAGAATTGACGTGATTCAAATGGTTAAAATGTCAAAGGAAGAATTTGATCGCCTCATGGAAACTAGTCCTAATATTCCCGATTCAATTATTGTAGAATTCAAGATTGCATTTGATAAGTATAATGTAGCTAAAAATAAGAAATCTAGTTGGTTTTCATGTACCACCACAGATAATATTGAAGGTTTAGAAAAAGCCGCAGAATCAATCATGCCAACCATTATTCGTCCTGAAATTTGCGATGCTCTTATCTCTACCGAAATGTACCGAAATCCATGGTTCAACGAGGAACACAAAGATAAGCAAGCACAGGACACATTACGCTTACAAGTAGCAAAAGAAATGCGTCAAAAGAGGCTAGTAGAAACGCAAAATAAAATGATCCGGGAGTTTAAAATCCAATTCTACAACTTGAATAATCGTGAGCCAATGGACAATGAAATCGTTGACAACTTGAATGAGAAAATTGAGGTTTCTGTGCTTCAAAGAATTATTGAAGAACAAAAAAAAGAGGTTGGAGATGATAATGTATAAAATATAATCATTTTATACTAACTACTTTTTGTAGTCACATTACTTTATGCTGAAGCAAGTGACGTGTCGCTTCTAGCAGAAAAGTTGGAGTCTTTATTTGATAAAACGGGTTCTACAAGCGTCGGGATTTTCTTTGGCAATATTACCAACGAAAGCATTATGAATGCATAAAATGCCATATAAACTCCATACCACTCAGAACCAACTCCATAGAAAGAAAACAGCCTAGTTATGGTAAAAAAGAATAATACAAAAATTCCTAGTATTGTTATTATTGTTTGAAGTAGCATTTGGTTATATAAATATTCAAGAAATTAATACTTATATAATGTCGTTATTCAATAAAATATTCGCTATTATGCCTATCCCAAACTTCTCCTAATGTTGCCTTATTCAAATAATGGTATGATAGTGGGAGAAATTGTTTGTATTCTTTTACTGCTAAGAGAGGCCCATCTGTAAAAGTATTTCCATTATCTAAAGTTGGCCTTCCAACAAAAATACTATCGTGTTCATTTACCCAGGTTCCACTATAATCTGTAATCTTTTTTGTCAATTCATTTGGATTGACTTCATCAGGTGAGTCACTAACATTATTAAATAAAATTTTTGAGTTCTTTAAAAACACTGCATACCGTATAATTCCACCCCTGGTAAAACGACCATTTTCACTTTTCTCCTCAGTAACCATTTTACCATGAATCTCCAATGACTGATTATTTTTTGACCATCCTCCCTCCCTTACGGCATTCTTGTAATCAGTAAAATAGTGATGGTTTCCAAAAATTTCACCATCCACGGTTCCTCTAGAAAAGATGGAATCAAACTTTAAATTCTTATGATGAGTTCCATGATAAAATACAACGGGGACCTCTATCACCTCAGCCTTCTCATTTTTAAGTACTGTTAAATCAATAAAATCCATGAAAAACTCACTCAATGATTCATTTATTTCAATATTGCAAACAGATCTCTTATTAATCAGTTCATCAACTGTGACAAACCAAACTGGTGTTACTCTAAATAATCCAGTTGAAAAGTTATTATTAAGTTCCAATTGATAAAAAACATATAAATTTTCATTATCATTTAAAAACCCTGAAAACTTAACCTTATCTGCATCGCAATAGCCTGATACCATTGAGGCTGCGATATCCTTGCAATCGTCCTTCATATTTAAAATACTTACTCTGGGCAAAGAAATGAATGTAAATTGATCTCTTTGGTTTTGTTGATTTTGTTCAAGCGTTTTTATCAGCGCAAATTCTAGGAAAGGTTCGGTACAATGCATATTAACATGGTAGGGAACAATATGAATAAATTGCGCGGTTGTAATATTTTCCATGAGATCTTCGTCCCGAGTTAAATAATCTAACCCACTATAAGTCCACATCTTTTCTGGCTCTGGACAATATTCTAACTGAGAAGATTCTTGATCCAATTCACTTAAATAAGCATCTAAATTGTCTGCCATATTTATATTATTACAAAGTTTTCTCTAAGTTTATCTTACGCAGGTTTATTTATCTATTTTTCGTTTAATAGTTTCTTTTACTTGTTCTTCGCGACTATTTAAAATATGTTTGGTCAAATCTTCTGCAACTTGGGGTTGAGTTGCATAATAATTTTTCAGTGCTGTAAGCAGTGTTTTGCCATTCAAAGCCTTTTTTACCTTGTTGGTTTTAAAAACTAGTGCACCACCATTAATATCAAAACAATCAATCTCATTCTTTTTCATAACGCCCACTAAGGATTCTGTAAGTGCTTTTCTTCGTGTATTACGCTCTTTAATTTCATTCTTTAATTTAGTTACCTCATTGTCTATTTTGATCCATTCTTTAATGTTTGCAACTAGTTCTTCCTTTGTCTCCATATAGAAATAATATAAAACAAAGATTTTATATTATTATCGCAAAAGTATTATCATTAAATTTGTCTGCCTCAAATATCTATGATATTCTTCTCAATGCCTACGTGTTTTGCTATGACACTTATTACTTTGTTTATGCGTTTTTCCTCTTCTTCCTTGGTACTTCCACCAGTAGACTTGAGAATCATATTTAAATACGCATCATTCTTCTTTGAATGATAATCTTGTGCATCTGGATTCTCTTTAATCCAATCGGTTATTTGACTCACATTTTTATTTGCAACCTTGCGAATTGCCTTTCTAACGCGTTCTTTTTCCTGATCTTTTTCCCACGAATCTTGATCTCTAACATACAATCTTTCGCGTTTTGTATCTGTACAATGAATTGGTCTTTTATTAACATCTAATTGTTTTAAACCATTAATAAAGATTTGCGATATTCCTTCCTCATATCCAAGTTTTCCAGTATTTTCAAGATCCTTTAATGTCAAGTTTAATGAATCTACAAAATCTGTTAGATTCATAGCATCCTTGCACGTCTCATTCAGGAACACAGTAAGGTTGAAATTATTATTGAGAGTATTATTATTGTTTGTAATAGTTGGTTTGCTTGCCAAAGATATAACTTGTTTATTCTGTTCCATCAAAAGCTGTTTGAATTCTTCATTCTGTTTTATAATCGTGAGCAATACTTCGTTAGTTACAGGCTCATTATTGATTTTTATTTGAGATTCTTCTTGAATTTCTTTTGTTTGATCTGGTTCTATACACTTTTTCTTGTGCTTCCATAACCCAGTGCGGTCTTTATATTCTTTTTCACATATTTCACACGTATAAGGCTTTGAGCATAATTTTTGTGCAAATCCGTGGCCATCTGTGGCCATTTTATGTTTTGCTGACAAATTGTGATTGTCAATACTACTCTTTTTACTCGTACCATAGTCACATGTTTTGCAGTAATATTTAGCGCATAATTTTTGTGCGAATTCGTGGCCATTTGTTGCCATATATTAGCCACAGAAATTATGCTTAAGTTCTTTTTTTAAAAAAATATTTTTTTGCAAAAAATTTACAATCACAAATTTTGGGTTAAAATTTTGGAATTTAGAGCATTATGCTCTCAAGTCACTTTTTCAAAAACACATCGAAAAAAAATCCCAAAAGTATTTTCAGAATTTGAAAATGGACAAAAATAAATGTCCAAAAGGCCTTTTACCCTATGGGTCTTGGACCTCAATAGTTTGCATTCACCTACATGGTGTAGGGCAATATTTTTCAACTATTTATAAAAAGTTACCTACATTGATGTAGGGCGATGCCTACATGGATGTAGTATGGGATTTAAAGATCTTTTGACAATTTGCCCTACATGAATGTAGGCGGAAGGAGGATGTACCTACATGATGTAGGTAATGATTTGCGCCCTTCGGGCGCGATGGCGGCCTACACGGGTGTAGGGATTGATGGTAAGTGCTTACGTAGATGCAGCGGGAGGTTTTGAAGAGATTATAATATTTTCACCTGCATTAGTAGCGGAGATCTGGGGTTTTGTATGCCTTCCACATTTTCCGTTGAGGAGAGCCTTGCATGGGCACTGCGTTCCAGCATTCTTTCCTGATTTCAAGATTTCCGTGCAAATTTCTAGCGTAGTTGACTGATGTTTTGGGTTGGGTTTCTTGGAATTAGATGATGAAGGCACCCCCTTTGAGACATCCTTCTGCGCTTTGGCGGCGGCTTTTTCGGCCTCCTTTATGGCCTTCTTTGCTATCTTTTCCAGCTCCTTTGCGGCATCCTTTTGCGCCTTGGCTTCGGCCTTTGCAGCGAGCTTTGCTGCAAGTTTTGCCTCCTTCTCCTTCAGCTTTTTCTCCGCCAAAATCTTCGTCAAAATAATCACCTTGTGCGAGTAACAATAACACTTGGTATTATCCTTGATCTTGTATACCCATTTATTATTGCAAGGGATTGTCTCATTATTTTGGTTCGTCATTGTATATTCGCAAACACCGAGAAAGCACCCCTTGCCCCCGACATCCAAACATTGTTTATAAGTTATATCAAGTGTGTTTATTCCATATATTTTACTTACTCCCAACTCCTCGTGAAATGGTAACACATTATTATTACTGCACCTGCAATATGGGCACATAACTTGATTATTTTGAAGATGTGTTGTACTTAGAGTATTAACCTTCAGCTTCTGGTTTTGAATCTCATTAAACAGAGGCATATAGTTGAACTTGTGATTGCAACCAAGAGTTACAAAGAAAGCTCCCAACGGCATATTTGTAATTAAACACATATCTCCACATTCGCCTTCTCCCTCTTTAGGATTTTCATCAAGCGATTTATACAGTTCGCTGTAAAAATCAAAATTTCCTTCAATTGTATACTTGTCCATTTCCTTGGTAGGTATATTAATTATTGTGTCCAATCTTTATATTTATTATCTTTAATCAATTTATTAGTTTATCATGTCACCAAAAAATTGGGGCCCACCTATTTGGACGTTTTTACATACTCTTGCAGAAAAAATAAATGAAGATAAATTTCAAACAGTTGGTCCAGAATTATTTCGCTTTATTATATCTATATGCAATAATCTCCCTTGTCCAGAATGCACAAGTCACGCAAAACATTTTTTATCAAAAGTTGATCAACGAAGGATAAATAGCAAAAAATCATTGCAGGATCTTTTGTTTGTATTTCATAACATTGTAAATAAAAGGAAAGAAAAACCATTATTTAGATATGTTGAATTTCTAGAAGCATACAAAAATAAAAATGTTATTTTAACGTTTAATGATTTTACCAGAGCATATTTAACTGATGGAAATATGAAACTAATGACAGATAACCTTCACCGAAAAATATTTTTAAATAACTTTAAAAAATGGTTTACTACAAACTTGATAAATTTTAACAGAATGTAATAAAATTATTTATTTTTTTATTATTTTGTCAGCAAAATAATAAATATTTGTAAAATAATCCACATTTAATTTTTATATTTACTGTAATCTATGTGTAAGAAAAAAAATCCACACTGCCTCGCAGTTGACATGTCCATTCTACTTTCGTGAATTTGAAGTTTTACAAAATCTGCGTTATTTTTCAATAAATGCTTATTTTCCTTTTTATTAAAGAGTGATGCCAATACAATTTCTTCTGGAAAAATAGACATAAAAGGCAACCCTAACTTTACCATGTAATAATAATCCTCAATAATTTTATTAATAATAGGTGCTTTTAAATTTAAACCAAATACAATAGTTTCTATATAAGCAGCCTCGTGCAAATCTGCACCTGTTATTGAATTCAACAAATCCATTGTTTGTGCAAAACACATGGCATCATAATTGTGCCCATGAGGCATATATTTAATGACAGTTTCTTGCACATCCAAAATATCAAATAACCTTTGAGGATTGTTTATACAATAACATCCAGAATCAATCCAAATTATGTTTTCAAATCCAAGCTTTTTTGCTTCAAGCATCATAAATATTTTAAAACAATAAGGCACTCCTGCGTATTTCATTTCAGTTCCAGTTGGATTAGGAAAACCACCATTAAACAAATAAAAATTCCCATTAAAATTTACCTCGTTCAAAGATTTAATAATTTGCTGTGCAGCAACATATCTACTCTCAGATAGGCTATTATCATTTATGTTATCTGTTATATCATGAAGATCGTGAGAAAACGGAGTACAACAAACTATGCAATTTTTCCCATTTCCTCCATCTCCAATTTTATACAAGTTCTTTGTAGGCAATTTGCTATTTGAAACATCAATCAATTTCTGCTTTAAAGATTTGGCGCACCTATATTTAAAATCAATCAACTCATAAAAAAGGCATTTTGGTGGAAAATATGCGTTTAAAAGACCATCTATATTTTTATTATCTAATTGCTCTTGTATATTAATATAGTCTTCAATTGTATATTCATCTTTATCTGGAATGTCTAATAAAAAAGGATTTTCCATATTGAATATTTGTAACTGTTATCTTTAAGTTTTACATAAACATTATTTTATACTTATGTAAAAGTGAAATTTAATTTGAAGTTGTTGATCCAACTAATTCACCATTCTTATAAACGGCGCATTTAAATGTCTGTTTTGAAGGCATATTGCAGACCTGTTTGTCGCTTGCTACGTCATTAATAAATAATAATTTTTTACCGCCAAATGTAAACATGAGACCTGATATTAATCCACCAAGGATTAGACCCATCATGCTATCTCCCAAAACTCCAAAGAGTCCGCTCATACAACCCAACTTAACCTTGATAGTAATATCAAAAATAATATAGATGAGAAAAAACAATAACACGCCATAATTCATATTTGCATTTACAAGCATTGGACTGCATATGTAAGCCATTGTAAACAGGAGAACATAACTGCTGTAAGACGCATTATTTGATCCTGGCAAGAAGTTTCCTGTATCGCAAATAGGATCCCGTCTTTTAAGTCTTCCTTGGGATTGACCGCCAACCTTTTCAAAGTAATGAACTGCTATAATTCTTGCAACCGTTATACCGATAACAAGAAAAATGTAGAACAAACCTTTTTGGATCTGTGAAAGAAAAACAGAAAAAACAAAAACGCTTGAAACAATAATCAATGGGGAAAACATTGCTAAATTAGTAAATAGTCCACTACTCGCTGATGAAACTGCATTCATAGAAGTTGTTGCGGCACTTGAAACTGAGCCCGCGCCACCAGTTAATGAAGTTGGTAAAAAGGCATACCCATCATTATCTAATCTACCACCTCCTCCTGCTGATGGGTTTACTCCTCCTCTTATCGCTCCTGTTCTTTGCATTCTTATATTTATAGTATATTTTATTCGTCTTCAAATACTAAATTCAAGACTTCGTCTATATAATTTACTTCATGGAAAATTATTCTTTCAACAATACTACTGGTTGCATATTTCTCCATAAATTTATCAAGGTCGCGAGCATTTTCCTTTGGGTACAAGAACTCTTTCACGCCCGCTTTAATACCACCCAATATTTTTAAATCTAGGCCTCCAATCTCCGTGACAAATCCGTCTAATGACATTTCACCAGTGATAGCAATTGTATTTTTTATCTTCCTTTGATTAAATAGGCTGTATAAAACTGTGGTAATTGCCGTTCCAGCCGAAGGCCCATCCTTTGGTACAGATCCTTCTGGGCAGTGAATATGAATGCCTGAATCCTTGTATTTATCTGCCAACACTTTTTGCACATCGGGTGGCGTGAGAGACCAAGCCAATGTTAACGCTACATTCATACTCTCCTTCATAATATCGCCCTGCATGCCCGTTAATTTCAAATCCAAGAATTTACCCGAAGGAAGAAATTTGACTTGAATAGGAATAATGCCACCTTGCCCCATGCCATTTGCCCACAAACCATTAATAACGCCAACAGAGCTGGCAGGAGGGATCTTCTTGCTTTTAATAGGATGTTTATCCTTAAAATACTTGCTTAAAACGTCTTCCTTTGTAATGATAATAGGAGGATTATAATCGTCTACATTCTTCTTTAATATGTCCAAGTTAATTTCACCGACAATCTCAAATAGAATTTCCTTTAGTTTTCTCACACCTGGTTCCAATGTATATTCATCAATAATAAATTTGAGAACATCATCTGGTATTTGGATCATATCTTCAAGCCCCATCTTCTTATAGACTTCTGGCAAGATGTGTACATTGCAGATAATAAGTTTGTCTTCCAATGATAAGTTGGAAAATTTGATTCGGTGAACGCGATCCAATAAGATCTTGTCAATAGCGCTGACATCATTGTAAGATAAGATAAAAAGCGCCTTGGACAGATCCAAATCAATTCCAGTAAAATACTTGTCCTGGAAGCAATCGTTCTGTGAAGGGTCAAGCAAATGCGTTAAAATACCGATGATTTCTTTACCGTGTTCAGTACGACTGATTTTGTCAACCTCATCAATGAAAATGATTGGGTTCATGCATTTCTTGTCAATAAGTATTTGAACTATGCTGCCCCACGTGGAACCAACATATGTATAATTATGACCATGTAAAGAGCTGCCATTGCTGTCTCCGCCAATTTGAATCATGGAAAATGGGCGACTAGAACCCATTTCATCTTTTAAGCACTGAGAAAGCCCACGCTTAGCTAAAGTAGTTTTTCCCACGCCTGGAGGGCCTTCAAACCCAAAACAGTAACCATCCTGTTCGCCATTGATCCATTGTCCAATAATACGGTTCAACTGTTTTTTAGCCTTTTCATGACCGTGAACTGCATCATCAAGGCATTTTGTCACATCATCAATATAGGTTGAAATCTTGGATAAATCCTCTTCAATTTCTTCCAACAGGGGGTATGAAACTGCTGGATTCATGGGCCCAGACACCACTACATTATCATCTAAAATAGCTGGAAGAACTGTAGGACAATTTGCCTCACAAAAGAGGAGAAATGCTAGTATATCATCTTTGATAATATTTTTATTTTTGCCAGCTATCTTAATTTTATTAAATGCAAGTTTTTTCGCAGTGATCAAATCATTCACCCGATTTGCGACGTTAATAAGTCCAGCCTTGTCATTTTTAGAGATCTTGTTCTTGATTGAAGGAAGAAGTTCCGCCGCAGAAGAAGCAACTGACACCACGCCAGGTGTAGTCCCCTGAATCTTTTTCACATATTTAACCACCTCCAAACTGATATAATCGGCTTTAAGTGGTATTTGCCATTTATTATTTAAATCGGCGTCGCCAATCCCGCGGCAAAGGCTGGAGAATTTGGCGCGAATGGTTTGCATAACATTGAGAATGGGCTCTTTGCGGTAAATATTGAATGGGATTTTGAGAAGGCCGTCCAAATATTGTCGGGCTTTGGAGCCAGAGTCTTCGGCCTTTGCCTTGATCTCTTTCAGCTTTTGCATGGCCTTTTCTTTGACGGAATCATTTGCTTTCAAGAGGCAAATTTGCTGCTCTAGAGGGATTTTATTAATGTCAAAGTTGGAGAGCTCATTCGTGTACTGGACAGTGTTCTTCATTGCAGTGTGAAAGTTCTGTTTTATGGCCCATGGGAAGCTATCTAGCAGCATAGTCTGTTCTTGCGTATCAATCGCGCCATTTGAGTCATTTGATAAAAGGTCAAACAATAAGTATGCCAAATATTGATTATCAAGACTATCGCCTTTAATTAGAAGCTGGACCAAGATATTGCGCTTGATATAGAGCTCACTTGATACGAATTCTTTCACTAATTGTGATATATTTTTTTGCTTTATTTGATTCAAGTTGGAAAGATACCCAACATATTTCGTGTATATCTCGTGATGTCCATAGATCATAAAATCTTTGAGTGTCAAGGAAGAAAGGAAAATATCAAATGCTTTATCCGCGAATTCTGCAGAGGTTGGTTTATTATCGTAAATTAATTGAAGCGTGGCACTGATGAATTTATTTGTAAAGAAATCAATAATAATATCATCTACAATGCCAGTTATAATGAGGCTCTTTTTTTGTGCAGAATTATGCACAACAAGCTTGATTCCATAAATTTTCAAGTGAAACTGCTTCGCGTTAAGAGACCAGTCATAACAGTCCAAGTGTTTTGACTTTTCACTTAAAGATGCGTCGCTCTGGGTCTTTGCCTTTGATTTGTCCTTGTCCTTTGTCTCTGCATTCTGTTCTAGAGAAACAAGTTTTTCTTTCTCTTTTTCCTTTTCTTTTTCTTTTTCTTTTTCCATACTCACAACTTTGTATCCAGTTGGATGGAAATATTTTTTTAAAATATCAAAACGCATTTTCTCATTTTCATTGCTTGTAAAAGATGTCAAAGAATTATTGCCAAAGCAGACTAATAATAGATCTTCAAAGGAATCTGTGCCAAAGATCTTAAACAATGTGGAAAGCTCATTATTAATTGACTGCAAGCTATTAATCACGGAATCTGTATTTGCCGCAGTTAAAGAAGTATTTATGTCTTTTAATTGTTTGCTTAGATCACTTAGCATATTTAAACAGCTATTTACCTCACTAACTCCTAAAATATTCAGCATTTTATTCTTCCTAACATGAAGAATGGTTTTTTGAATAACGTCTTGAAAGAATGCTAGTTTTTTTTCTATTAACAGCACAATATCAGGTGATGTTTTGTTAGAAGATGCATCTTTTTTAATTACTATGTTTACATTATTATTTGAATTTGTAGACATTGTGTTGTATATAATATAAAAATTTATTATTTTATTACGTTTTTAATTCGTTCTAATTGTTGCAAAAATCATGTTTTAAAATTATTATAATCGCAATGCTTTCCTCTAGATATATATTTCCAATGAACTTAAATAGATTACAGCATATAATATAGCTAAACGATTTAATGGGGATCCCGAGCTATTTCTCATACATAGTCAAGAATCATCCAGACATTATCAAGAGGTATTTGAAGGACTCTCTGGTAGTGGACAATTTGTATCTTGACTGCAACTCTATTATCTATGATTGCGTGCATAAGACTGATTTCTCCAAGCTGGAGAGCGTACTTGTAGCCAAAACATACGGTCCTATTATAGCGGGTGTTATCCAGAAAATTGAGGACTACCTGACTCTAATTGCACCTAAGAAGCGCATCTTTATTGCCTTTGATGGCGTCGCACCCGTTGCGAAGTTGCAGCAGCAAAGAGAGCGTCGTTACAAGGCTGCATTTACCGCGGAGATGAACAAGCAAATCTACAAGGAAAAGGCGGCTGACCCTTGGAATACTGCTGCGATCACACCTGGCACGGAGTTTATGAGTGAATTGAACGCACGCATTAAGGACCATTTTGCGAATACGGATGCAAACCGTGAAAAGTATGGTTTAGGTGCAGAGATCCTAGTTTCCACCACTGATGAAGCTGGTGAAGGCGAACACAAGCTATTCCAATATATTCGCGAGAATCCAGAGGTTCATGGCGGTGAAACTACGGTGATCTACGGCCTAGACGCTGATCTTATTATGCTCTCCATCAACCATTTGCCGATTTGTCCACATATCTACTTGTTCAGGGAGACGCCACATTTTATCCAGTCTATTGATAGCTCATTGGAGCCAGAGGCGGATTACTTTTTGGATATTCCAGAGCTGGCAAAGATTATTACCGAGTCTATGAGCCAAGATGCGGGGCCAACTACAGTGAATCGTGTTTATGACTACATTTTCATCTGCTTTTTCCTGGGGAATGATTTCATGCCGCACTTTCCCGCGGTTAATATTCGCACGGGTGGAGTAGACAAGGTGATCAATTCTTACAAGGCGACGGTGGGGCAGAACGCAAAAGACGTTTTAACTGATGGAACTACAATTTACTGGAAAAATGTGCGCAAATTTGTGGAGCATATGGCGTCATTGGAGGACGAATATTTCCGCGCCGAAAATAAACTGCGTGCAAAAAGAGAGCGGAATTTTATGCCAGAGGATACGCCAGAGCGAAAGTATGCCAAGTTTGAGGCTCTCCCCACGCAAGATCGCGAATTGGAAAAGTACATTAACCCTGACAAGGATTATTGGCAGACGCGTTATTACAAGGCTCTTTTTCAAATTGACATTGACGATGAGCGTCGTAAGCAGATTTCGCTGAATTATCTGCAGGGGTTGGAGTGGACCATGAAGTATTATACGAGTGGTTGCCCAGATTGGCGTTGGTGTTATCAGCACCATTATCCGCCATTGTTGCAGGACTTGATCAAGTTTATTCCTGTGTTTGATACGACGTTTGTAAAGCAGCAACCGATGAATCCCGTTGCACCAGTGACCCAGCTGTGTTATGTGCTTCCACTGAAAAGTCTTGGATTTTTGCCGCCGAGGTTGTATCACAAGCTGTTACGAGAACACCCAGAATGGTATTCGGCAAAGTGTGATTATATTTGGGCTTATTGCAGATATTTTTGGGAATCCCATGTGGAACTTCCAGAAATAGATTTGGGTGAATTGGAGGAATTTTTGACTAAGAATCAGGTGTAAAATATGATTTAAGTGCTTGTATATTGTTTCATAATATCAATAAAATATTATTGTTATTATGTTTTAAAAACTTATTTAACGCTTTTTTGGAGCACGCTTTGCCTTGCGCTTCTTGACTGTCTTCCTCTTTCCGCGTTTAGCCTTTGCAGCGTTTCTTCTTCTGCGTCTGGTTCTGCGGCCTCCCATATCTCCCATACCCCCCATACCTCCCATACCTCCCATATCTCCCATATCTCCCATACCTCCCATATCTCCCATACCTCCCATACCTTCTTCTGCGTCTGGTTCTGGTGACATAACTGCAGCCGCGTCACCTTCATCCCCATCCTCAACACCATCACTACCATAACCCTCTTCTTCTCTCATACCCATACCACGAAGCATAGCTTCTTTTTCATCCTCCTCCTCACGACGTGCGATGCGTTTAGTTCCTTGTTTTTGATTCATAGAGTCATTATCAATAAAATCTTCTTGTCTAGCGCCAGTTAATTCATCTAATGTATGAGAAGCTACTGGTCGAACTTGATTGCCTTCAAGTATAACTCCAGCAGCTTGAGCTAAAGCTACAATGCTAGCCTCTGGATTTTGATCTTCAACTATAACGCTTTCAATGGGAGCTCCTGCTGCAGTTCCTCCAGTTATTTCACCGACAGCATCCTCCATTCTTTGCATTTGTGCTTTTAAAACGTTACCCATTCTTCCTCCTCCTCCTGCGGCACCTTCTTCGCTCGCTTCCGCTGAACGAACAAATGCAATAGTTTGGTCGCCTCTACTGGCCAAATCAGCAGCGGCGCTCACAAACGCCATAAGTTCTGCGTCAACCGCAGCAACCTCAGCAGCATTCTCGGCCGCGCCTCCTCCACCTCCACCAGCCGCACCTCCTCCAGCTGCTGGAGAAAGTGTACCTTCCGCAGTATCAACTTCAGCCTGCAATTCACCCAAAAACTGTTGCGCTTCTTGACCAAGTGCGTCATCTACTTTACCATTAGTAATAAGCCCCATAATCCTTTGGCTTCCTCTGCTTGATATTGAACGAATAGAACTTCCGCCGCTAGAAATACTAGCTCCACCCCTTCCGCCTGGATTGGTAGCCATCGCAATTGTATATAATAAATATTGTTTAAGAACATCTACACCTCTTCCTATCTCGCGACCAACACAGGCAACTCCTTGTGCAACCTTATATACAACTTTATATCCCCAATACATTCCAGTTTGCAAAATAGTAAAAGAAACGCCCCATAATTCCTCTAGCAAATAATTCAAAACGCCATATGTCCTTACTGTCGTATTTACAGTATATACAAATACAGCTGTTGCTGCGGGAGCGCTTGCAGCTGCTCCTGCACCAGCATTTCTAACAATATTTGCCTGGAAATTAACTGCGCGTCTCACATAAAACAATGCTGAGGTACCTCCTGGAATACCTGCGGCAATTTGTCCAGCATAAGCATCTATTTGTGCAGAGTCACTCAAAAAATTGCGAGCAGTTGTCATTCTAGTAATAGCGTCACCGTATCTTTCTGTTATAATTCTTCTTGTGTTCGCATTTATAGCTGTTGAAGTGCTTGACATAGTATCAATTAGCCAATTAACATCTGCTAATGCGGATTCAGACACACCCATCCATGCAATTAAAGCCACAGGAGGAGCCAATGGAGCAACATTTACTGCGGCTCTACCAGCTAAATTTATTAATACACCGAGTGGAGCCAAAACTGGTCGCAATAGACCAAGAGCAATTCCTCCCGCTTCTACTGCTCTTCCATATAAATAAGTCATTCCTCCTCCAACAAAATCAGAAAATAATTCTGTAGCAAAATTTGCACCAGCTACAAGTTGAACTGTAAGGGCAGTTGTAGTTTCAGATATATAATATGTTAATGGGTTTCCCCTATATGAGATTAATCCCAACATATTCCAAACAAACCTGCATAAGTCTTGGATACGTACCATAATTCCTTGGGCCGCCATTGCTTCAATGTATAAAATGGTTGAATGAAAAATAACGTTCCATATTCTATAACCAATTGGAGTTGGAGCGGCTGGTAATACAACAGCCTCAGCAACAGCTTCTGGAGATACCTCTGGAGCAGTTCCCATTTGAGGAGTTCCAGCAGCTCCTCCAGCAAGAGGAACTCTAAATCCACCAACAACGGCACCTGGCGTCGCATTTTCAACAACTTGTCCCTCTGCACCTCCTCCGCCTGCAGCGCCTCCACCTCCGCCTCCACCTTCAGCAACCGATGCATCTTGACTTCCATCCCCACCCCACTTCATGGTGCGCTTTCCAAATCGCACCTTTTTAGCTGGTCTCCTTTTTGAACGTCTTCTTAAAACACCGTGTCTCATATATACTATTCTATTAAAATATTTTAACGATTCTAAAGAAATGCAAAAAATCTATAACGAAAATATTTAGAAATTAAGTGGCAGACTATAGTATAAAATGTCTATCCCGCCTAAACAAATCATTGCCAGTTTTGCAAACCGTCAAGAGTTTATGAGTTTACTCCAAGCCAACCCTGGTCTTATTATTCTTAAAATGGGTGCAGAATGGTGCGGTCCATGCAAGAAGATCCGTCCAGTTTTAGACGCATTTTTTGCCACTTCACCCGATGAAGTTATATGTGCCGATATTGATGTGGATGAGAGCTTTGACCTTTACGCCTATTTCAAGTCCAAGAAAATGGTAAATGGTATTCCCGTTATTTTCTGCTATAAAAAGGGAAATGCGACTTTTGCTCCCGACGACTCGGTAACTGGTGCCGATCCTGGCGAGCTTGATAAATTTTTCAAGCGATGCGCATTGCATCTTGCCACAGTAAAATGAGCCGTGGTCATAATTGTTAATGTTAAAAATACGCTGTAGAATAAAGTGTAGCGTATTTTTATTTCTTTGTATTTTTTATCTTTTTTGTCTTTTTTAATTTTCTACTTGTTGCCTTTTTTACCTTTTTTACCTTTTTTAATTTTCTACTTGTTACCTTTTTTGTGTTTTTTACCTTTTTTACCTTTTTTAATTTTCTACTTGTTCTCTTTTTTTTACTACCACCTGCTTCTTGTTCTCTAGACCCTTCTAAATATTCTGCCATTTTATAGGTTTTAGTTATTTTCTCTACTGGTGGAGGAGCATCTATTGTTAACGTAAAAAAATTAGTACTATTTAATTGTCCCAGTTTTAATTGGCCTAGTCTTTTGTTAAGATCTACTCTAGATTGGTAAACTTCTTCCTCGGTACTAAATGTTTGCGCTGCTACTGCTGCTTCTTCTCTTGCTACTGCTACTGCTACTGCTGCTGCTGCTCCTCTTTCTTCTTCTTTTTCTGAAAGTGCCACAACATAATTTGCGTAGTCACGAGAAACTATTGACCATTGTGTTCTAAATAAAAGTCTTTTTCCACACCCATCTAACTCTCTTAAAAATGATAATAGCATATTATTACCTTTGCTGCGATTAGCCCCTTTTTGATCTACAAAAGGCGAAGAATGTTCTAACTCTGTGTTATTTATACACACCGTGTCTCCTTGTTGAGAAATAAATCTAATATAATCACATTCTTCTCCAGGTTGTCCAGGAATTTTAACGCTTGTAGACACACAAGAACTTTCATTTGTATATTTTATAGCCGTAAAATGTGAAATTGTGGATTCAGTAAAGGCCCTTTGTACAAGATATCTTAATTCTGGTAAAATAAAATTAGAAGGAAAATCATCTTGATGCCATGTAGCATAGTCTAACGTCTCTGTTTTTACTGGAGCATCCATAGAAACTAAAAAAGGTTCATTTGTATATAAGCCAAATTCTTTTATGATCTCCAAAGCATATAATACTTTTTTTTGAAACTGTTCAACATTACGAGTTTGCCATAATCTTGGATGTGTTGCTTGAAAAAAAATGACCTTTATGCTTTTAGTTGTAGGACTAGGAATAACGAGAAAAACCGCATTTCTTTCAGTTACAATCGAAGGAAATAGGCCGTCTAGAGGTTGTGATATTGACCAATCTTCTGCAGTCAATTTTGCTTTTCCCATAAGAAATGTACCATCTTGATCACTAATAATAAAATCCTCTGGGGCTTCTTGACAATGTGAACCAGGTTGAACAGGGAACCAAGAGCGACCTTCAAAAGAGCCTGCTCTTGGTCGTCTTTTTTGTATAATTTCTTCCACGCCTCCACGTTCAGTTTCATATTCATCTCTTTTTCGTGATCCCTTTTGGGCAGACATTATTTTATATAAAGATATAAAATAATATTATTATGAATTAAAGATAATACGACAGTATTTATTATCTTTAAAAATGTCCACTGAAGAGTTTGACACTAAAATGAAAGATCATCTTAATAGATGCATTAATGACCGTTATATTTTTAATATTTCAAAATGTTGCAATTATAGTGAATTTATTGTAGAATATAAAAAATCAGCGCTAGCATCATTATATAATTCTGTTAAGCTCCAGTTTGAACATGGTGGAGATATAAAGTTATTTGTAATAAATCCAAAGTCTAAAGCCAGACTGCAGTTACCTAACGATCCAGATGTTGAGCTGAGGCAATTTATTTTAGGAAATCCACAGTATTTTCAAGCGATTTATCCTATTCCCACAGCAGTTGTATATACTATTTACTTTGACGATGGATGTCATTGTGCGGCTCATGGAACAAACGATAAATTATGCCAGTTTGCAAATACTTAGAAAACATAAAGATAAACAATAAAATAATAAAAATATAAATACAGCCAATATAATAAAGCAACGCATGAATACAAACAAAGAAATAGATTTGGACATAGACAATTATTCATTGGACGACATATTAAATCTGTTGCATGTCCCACAAGATTTTGATGAAGTTGATCTAAAAAATGCAAAGAAATTAGTGTTAAAAACACATCCAGATAAATCACAACTTCCGCCAAAATACTTTTTATTTTATTCAAAAGCTTATAAGATGTTGTACTCTATATTTGAATTTAAAAACAAAGCATCTCGCGTTATAGAAAACGAGAATACCGAGTATAATAGTGAAAGCTTAAAAGAGGAAGATAAGGAGAAGATCCTTGGCAATTTCTTTAAAAAGAACAAGAAGATGAAAGATGCCAAGCAATTTAACGCATGGTTCAATGATCAGTTTGAAAAGAACCGCATGAAAAGTGAAGCGGAAGAGACTGGATACGGTGATTGGCTCAGTTCTAATGAAGATGTAAGTGATCAAACAAACATCTCATTAGCGGATATGAAAGGCGAGTTTGAACGCAAAAAGACCCAAATACGAACACTTGTTCGCCATGAAGATATTAATGATTTTTATAGCAATAATATATCCGCATCTAATTTGACGGGAGAAGCCCCACAGTGTTTTTCCTCCGATGTATTCAGCAATCTGCAATACCAGGATTTGCGACAAGCGCATCGCGAATCCATTATTCCTGTTACGGAAGAAGACTATAAAAATGTGAAAAAATTCAGGAATGTGAATGAGATTATCAGTTTTCGTGGAACCCAAGATACAACGCCATTATCGGATAGACAAGCAATGGAATTATTGTTCAATCGTGAGAAAAAGGCAAATGAAGAGGCTACTAAAAGAGCCTATTATTTTGCAAAACAGGTGGAGGAAAGTAAGAAGAAAGATGATCAATTCTGGAGTTCCATGAAAAGGCTAAACTAATATATTTATGCATGCAGTTTATACATGTATAAATATCAAAACAGATAAAAATCAAAAACCAAATATTTATAGACGATTATTAAGTTGAACCATTGTTTGGTTTGAATATCTCCTGGTTTCATTCTTTGGCACATAGGGAACAAAGGCTGGAGTAGATTCACGCATATTTGACGGTATAGAAAATGAATTATTACGATTAATAGATAATCGCGCATTTTTTGGCGAGGATGGATCCTTTCTGTAAAAGTGATGTATTTCATCGTTTGGATTTGGGGTTGGGGTTGGGCCAGCACCAGCTGCGCCAGGACTATTTGCACCATAAACATCCACCCATTTTTGAAATGGTGATTTCTTCTTTTTAAATAATTGGAATGCGCAAAATACAAAGGCTGCAATTATAGTAAGTCCAACAAATGCAGAAATAAGTGCATACGTTTGCGTTGAATTGTTTGTTGTTGTAGCTTGACTGCTGCTGGACAATGAATTTGTAGTTGTTTGTATAGTAGAAGATGTGCTAGGTGTTAAAGTGGGTGTAAAAGTGGGCGTTAAACTTGGCGTAAAAGTGGGTGCAAGACTTGGTGCAGAAGTAGGCGCAGCAGTTGGTACAAGAGTAGGCATTGTGATGGGTGTAGCGCTTACCAAAATAGTTGGTCTTAAAGATAGTTGACCTACTGTAGAAGTTGTAGTCTTAGCTGTTGTTGGTCTAGCCGTTATAATACTAAACATTGATATAGTGGGAACTTGTGTTGGGATAATACTAGTTTGAGATACTGGCGCACTTGAAAATATAGCCCAGCTAATAGGGATCATTGTTGGTAGTCCAGCAATAGTTGTAGGTGTCAAAGTTGGTCTCACAGATGGCCTCGCTGTTGGCCTCGCTGTTGGCCTCGCTGTTGGCCTCGCTGTTGACACATGCGTTGGAGCTTGTGTAGGAACTTGCGTAGGCAACCTAGTAGGCAAAGTTGTTGGCATTCTAGTCGGCGCCCAAGTTAAAATAGATGTTGGAGTTCTGGTTTTAACAGATGTTGGAATCCTAGAAACTGGTATTATACTGGGTCCACTTGTACGCGTTCTACGTTTAGCCTGTTTTGGTTTTACAGATGGAGTCACAGTTGGCATTGAATCGTCAGTTGCAATTATTGGTGCTCTTGTTCTAACAACTCTTCTTCTAATAGGTGCATTACTAGGTATACTAGTAGCTATACTATTTGGTATAACGTCATCAGTAACAGGCGCCATTGTTCTAACTCGCCTTTTTATAGACCTTGGTTTTGGTTTTGGTTTTGGTGTAGGTGCTGTGGTAGATAATAAATTATCATCCGTTCTTGTAACAGGTGCAACCTTACTAGCGGGGTGTCTTTTTGGAGAAGAGTCGTCAGTGCTTGCAACTGGAATTCTTTTAACAGGTCTAGCCTTAGGTCTAGATTTTTGTCTAGCTATTGGAGCTAATGTGGAATCATCATTTGACTTGGTATTATCATCGCTACTTGGTGAATTAGTATTACTATTATCATCGGTTTTAGAGACAGACCCAGTTTTTGGTCTTCTTCTAACAGTCGTGGGTTTAGACTTTGACCTTGTAATAGGTTCGGTTTTAGGACCTCTTAAATTGTTTGGTTTATTTTTTACTTTTCCACACTCATCTGCAGTTCCACCAATATTTCTCTTTAACCAATCACGACCTTTATTAACAGTTTTGTCAACCACATGACGCGTAACATTATTCACCTTTTCTGCAATAGTATCAAAGATATTTTTGCATGGATTGGAAGGTGGTTCTTTCTTAACCCTATGTGTGGATTTAGATTTTGATCCGCGTGTTGATTTAGATCTAGATGATTTTGCTTTAGATTTGGAAGCAATGCGTTTTTTAACAGATGTTTTAGATTTTCTTACTCGTGCACCTTTTTTAAAACCCGCAAACTTAGTCTTCGCCTTAACCATATGTAGTTTCGCCCTAACCATAGGTAGCTTCGCCTTAACGCGTGCCAATACTTTACCTTTAACACGAGCCAATCTTTTACCCTTACCAATAGTTCCTTTTTTTTTGCCATTGCAAAAGTTGTTCAACCCATTTTTCAAACATTGAATGCCTTTTTTCATTGCAAATTTTTTGATCTTGGCAGCTGCCGCTTTTTTAAGAACAGCAACACCACCAGTTTTGGCAATGGCAGCAATTGTTAATCCAACCTTGATAATCTTCCCAATCTTTTTAAGTTTTTTACCAAAAAGACCGCGATTTCGCGATACAATATAGGTACTATTTGCTACGTATTTTGCATTATTTAGTGTTATAGTTTGCCTGTTTAGTTGTGTTGCAGTATAAATATATCCATCACCTGGACATAGATTACCTGCGGTACAAGGTAAACATTCGTATGTGCCAGTATCAGTTACTCCACAATATGATCTTGGTAAACATTTTCCAAACGTTGACACAGAACAAGCTGTTTGTGGCGCGTAACCGCTAGATGGCATACATAACAGTGCAAAAAAAAGAAAACGGTAGAACATTATAAATTGTTCTTATGTTATATATTAATAAATTAATTCTATATATGTTGCAAATGATATCTATTAGGGTTAAATCTAAGGGAACTTCTCTTTATATATGCGATGCAGTTCAATACCACCCAACATGTCTCTTGTCTCATGATCATCTGGATACCTTTTCTTAATAATATGAATTAATGCGCGATACTTGTTTTCAAATGATATGAATTGTAGGAGGTCTTCAATTTGGTCGCAAGATGATCTATCTTGATACTTTTTGATCATCTCTTTAATAACATTCTCAAATGTGAAAAGATTTTGATTAGAGTCTTTCCACAATTCAAGAATATTGAGACCCGTTTCAACAGTAATTCGTGAGTGTTCGCTGGGGCCAACTAGATAAGGAATTGGATCTTCAATTGTTGGAGGAATTTTTCCTTCACCTTCATCTGCACTTTCACTTTCATC